GACGTCGAACGTGAACGGCTGGTTTGTGCAATTGATGAATTGCGTGGGGCATTCTCAAAACGCCGTCAGGTTGGCGCAAGTGAGTATGCATATATTAGTTTTTTAACAGTCAGTCAGCGTCGTACTTTATTTATGCATGCCGGATTGACTGAAAAAGAATTCAACCAGCCATACTGGCGAATTAATGAAGAGTCATGTTACTGGCGTGATGCTTTATTCCGTGCATTACGTGAATTATTCAGCCTGTTTGAGTATGCACCGACAATTCTGACGTCGGTAAAACCAGAGCAATATCTGCATTAAATAATTAACCAGAGTTTTTAACGCACTTAATCGTGCGGGGCTTCTTTTTGCCTGGAGAAAGTCATGCATACAGTTTCTGAAAATCAGTGCGGTAAATACGCATTACTGCTGCAACAGGCCAGAACCGAAGCACAGGCTGACGCTGCGACGCGCTTTTCTTCTCATCTTGACACCATGATTCGCCACATCACAAAGGCGGAGTTATCCCGCGTGGAGATAGTCGAGCTGCTCAGTCAGGAGTCGGAAAAATTTCACAATATCGGATTGTCTCGCGGGGAGGTGCTTTGATGTCCTGTTCTCATTCAGTTGTATTACTGAATAACGCCTTAAAAATCGCCGTTATGGAAAATGGCGATTTGTCTCTTATTCAACTTTGTCTTGATAAAGAAAAACGCGACATAACTGAATCTGTTATCGCGATTTATCAGAATGAATTAAACCTCCTGTCTGATGTGGTCAATTTACTTGTTAAACGCGCTGTATTTCATAAGCAAATTTCATCCGTGGATGAACTGACAAAATTAACGACAGAAATCGCCAGCTATTGCGCTGATGAATTTAAGAAGCTGAACGACAAAAGGAGCTGGTAATGCCGGACAACGTAGATTTTATTCAGGAACAACAGGCTGAATTACTGGAGCGCCAGATTAACGCGGCAAGGGTAAAACATTGCGGTGTTTCTGCGCTGGTTTGCGAAGAGTGTGACGCGCCAATACCTGCTGCCCGTCGTGCAGCTTATCCGTCAGCCACGCGTTGTGTTTCCTGCCAGTCAGTCTTTGAAGCAAAAAACAAGCATTACCGGAGAATGGCATGAGTATTCGTATCGAAATTGGCGAACGTTATGTCGTTACCAGTGACAGCTTTCAGTTTATTCTCCACGAGAAAAAGAGAGCGGAAAGCGGTAAAAACGCCGGTCAGGAATGGCTGGCGGTGGTTGGTTATTACCCGAAATTAAGCCAGCTCGTTTCCGGCCTGATGCATCACGATATTCTGACCGGAAGCGCAAAGTCTTTTGCTGATTTAAACGCGCAGGTTGAGCAACTCAGCAAGCGTTGTTCTGAGGCATTTGGCTCATATGGCCGTTAAAGCCTCCGGGCGTTTTGTCCCTCCGTCAGCATTTGCCGCAGGCACCGGTAAGGCGTTTACCGGTGCTTATGCATGGAACGCGCCACGCGAGGCTGTCGGGCGCGAAAGACCTCTTACACGTGACGAGATGCGTCAGGTGCAAGGTGTTTTATCCACGATTAACCGCCTGCCTTACTTTTTGCGCTCGCTGTTTACTTCACGCTATGACTACATCCGGCGCAATAAAAGCCCGGTGCACGGGTTTTATTTCCTCACATCCACTTTTCAGCGTCGTTTATGGCCGCGCATTAAGCGCGTGAATCAGCGCCATGAAATGAACACCGACGCGTCGTTGCTGTTTCTGGCAGAGCGTGACCACTATGCGCGCCTGCCGGGAATGAATGACAAGGAGCTGAAAAAGTTTGCTGCCCGTATCTCATCGCAGCTTTTCATGATGTATGAGGAACTCTGCGATGCCTGGGTGGATGCGCATGGCGAAAAAGAATCGCTGTTTACGGATGAGGCGCAGGCACATCTGTATGGTCATGTTGCTGGCGCTGCACGTGCTTTCAATATTTCCCCGCTTTACTGGAAAAAATACCGTAAAGGGCAGATGACCACGAGGCAGGCATATTCTGCCATTGCCCGCCTGTTTAACGATGAGTGGTGGACTCATCAGCTTAAAGGCCAGCGTATGCGCTGGCATGAGGCGTTACTGATAGCTGTCGGGGAGGTGAATAAAGACCGTTCTCCTTATGCCAGTAAACATGCCATTCGTGATGTGCGTGCACGCCGCCAGGCAAATCTGGAATTTCTTAAATCGTGTGACCTTGAAAACAGGGAAACCGGCGAGCGCATCGACCTTATCAGTAAGGTGATGGGCAGTATTTCTAATCCTGAAATTCGCCGGATGGAGCTGATGAACACCATCGCCGGTATTGAGCGTTACGCCGCCGCAGAGGGTGATGTGGGGATGTTTATCACGCTGACCGCGCCGTCAAAGTATCACCCGACTCGTCAGGTCAGAAAAGGCGAAAGTAAAACCGTTCAGCTTAATCACGGCTGGAACGATGAGGCATTTAATCCAAAGGATGCGCAGCGTTATCTCTGCCGTATCTGGAGCCTGATGCGCACGGCATTCAAGGATAATGATTTACAGGTCTACGGTTTGCGTGTCGTCGAGCCACACCACGACGGAACGCCGCACTGGCATATGATGCTTTTTTGTAATCCACGCCAGCGTAACCAGATTATCGAAATCATGCGTCGCTATGCGCTCAAAGAGGATGGTGACGAAAGAGGAGCCGCGCGAAACCGTTTTCAGGCAAAGCACCTTAACCGGGGCGGTGCTGCGGGATATATCGCGAAATACATTTCAAAAAATATCGACGGCTATGCACTGGATGGTCAGCTCGATAACGATACCGGTAAGCCGCTTAAAGATACTGCCGCGGCTGTTACCGCATGGGCGTCAACGTGGCGCATCCCGCAATTTAAAACGGTTGGACTGCCGACAATGGGGGCTTACCGTGAACTACGCAAATTGCCTCGCGGCGTCAGCATTGCTGATGAGTTTGACGAGCGCGTCGAGGCTGCACGCGCCGCTGCAGACAGTGGTGATTTTGCGTTGTATATCAGCGCGCAGGGCGGGGCAAATGTCCCGCGCGATTGCCAGACTGTCAGGGTCGCCCGTAGCCCGTCGGATGACGTTAACGAGTACGAGGAAGAAGTCGAGAGAGTGGTCGGCATTTACGCGCCGCATCTCGGCGCGCGTCATATTCATATCACCAGAACGACGGACTGGCGCATTGTGCCGAAAGTTCCGGTCGTTGAGCCTTTGACTTTAAAAAGCGGCATCGCCGCGCCTCGGAGTCCTGTCAATAACTGTGGAAAGCTCACCGGTAGTGATGCTTCGTTACCGGCACCCACACCTTCTGAACACGCCGCAGCAGTGCTTAATCTGGTTGATGACGGTGTTATTGAATGGAATGAACCGGAGGTCGTGAGGGCGCTCAGGGGCGCATTAAAACACGACCTGAGAACACCAAACCGTCAGCAAAGAAGCGGAAGCCCGTTAAAACCGCATGAAATAGCGCCATCGGCCAGACTGACCCGGTCGGAACGAACGCAAATTACCCGTATCCGCGTTGACCTTGCTCAGAACGGTATCAGGCCGCAGCGATGGGAGATTGAGGCGCTGGCGCGTGGGGCAACCGTACATTATGACGGGAAAAAATTCAGATATCCGGTCGCTGATGAGTGGCCGGGGTTCTCGTTACCCATTTGAGTAAAAACACAACGTAATTTGATATGGCATTGAATGGCTTATGCGGAGCAGTTATGGGGCAGCAGAAGGTCAATAGCATGCTGAATTAGAAGGCTAAATGCTATTGAGTGACTAGCATGTCGGTAAGGACAGCCGTTTGATCCGGGTCATAAAAGGCCATCCATTTAGTCTAATAAAATCATTGCGGGTAACCTTATGTCGACGCATAATTCGTCTTGAGCGAAGTCTTGTCAGTCTTTCATCGTATTGATGATGGGCGCAAAAAAACCACCCTGGCAGGTGGTTTTTTTGTTTGAAGCATATTAAAGCATAATGCTGACATTGATATTACTGACGTTTACTGACAAACCACTCGGACTACCGTTTGGATAGCCAAAGAGGGCCAGAACGAGAATGCAGTAATAGCATTTCTTCATATTGCCTCCTGTAAGTAGAGGGCAACTTCCACCGGTATATGCGCTTCTTAGGTGGAATGACTTTTGAGCGAAGTCTTGCCCTGAAATAATGCTCTGTTTAAACGCAAAGTGATTTGGCATATCACCGAACAGAGAACCGGAAAAACACAACATATAGTATGTCGTTGTTTCTAGACATACATTCTATGTTGTGTAACAAGGGCTTTGCATTAAACATGTTTGAGATTTTATTGATGTAGCTCAAAGTAAAAAACAGAGACTACGGATGATAAGGTCTTGAAAGCAATGTAAATTTTTTAAAGTTGCCAATTGCTTAAAAATGTACAGTTGCGGTATGGCGTACTTAAAAAGCTATGCATGCAACAAGTGAATGTTTTTGCATGCGTTGGGGATGTCCGTTCAGGCTGCGTGCGGTCAGGACTGGTGCGGATCCATAGTATCTATGCAACTGCATTAAAACCGCCCCGTGAAGCGGGCGGGCGAGGCGGGGAAAGCACTGCGCGCTGGCGGTGGTGCTGATTTTATTTTTTCAGCGTCTGAGCGCGTCGTGATGGCATTTAGTCGGCCTGCAGGGGCGTTGGTGTGTCTGCGGGCTATTTTGTGCGGTGGTGAGCGTGTGAGGGCGTGATGGCGGGTTGTAAAAAAGCCGCCCGCAGGCGGCGATATTCAGCCGTTGTCAGTGTCCAGTGAGTAGTTTTTAAAGCGGATGACCTCCTGACCGAGCCAGCCGTTTATCTCGCGGATCCTGTCCTGTAACGGGATAAGCTCATTGCGGACAAAGACCTTTGCCACTTTCTCAATATCACCCAGCGACCCGACGTTCTCCGGCTTGCCGCCCATCAACTGAAAGGGGATGCGGTGCGCGTCCAGCAGGTCAGCGGCGCTGGCTTTTTTGATATTAAAAAAAACGTCCTTCGTTGCCACTTCACTGAGCGGGATAATTTTAATGCCGTCGGCTTTCCCCTGCGGGGCATAGAGAAACAGATTTTTAAAGTTGTTGCGGCCTTTCGACTTGACCATGTTTTCGCGAAGCATTTCGATATCGTTGCGATCCTGCACGGCATCGGTGACGTACATGATGTATCCGGCATGTGCGCCATTTTCGTAATACTTGCGGCGGAACAGTGTGGCCGATTCATTCAGCCAGGCAGAGTTAAGGGCGCTGAGATATTCCGGCAGGCCGTACAGCTCCTGATTAATATCGGGCTCCAGCAGGTGAAATACTGAGCCGGGCGTGAAAGGTGTCGGCTCGTTGAAGGACGGCACCCACCAGTAAACATCCTCCTCCACGCCACGGCGGGTATATTTTGCCGGTGAGGTTTCCAGTCTGATGACCTTACCGGTGGTGCTGTAACGCTTTTCCAGAAACGCATTACCGAACACCAGAAAATCCAGCACAAAGCGGCTGAAATCCTGTTGCGAAAGCCACGGATGCGGGATAAATGTCGAGGCCAGAATATTGCGTTTAACGTAAATCGGTGAGCTGTGATGCACGGCAGCACGCAGGCTTTTTGCCAGACCGGTAAAGCTGACCGGCGGCTCATACCATCTGCCGTTACTGATGCACTCGACGTAATCCAGAATGTCACGGCGGTCGAGTACCGGCACCGGCTCACCAAAGGTGAATGCCTCCATTTTCGGGGCGCTGGCGGTCATTGTTTTTGCCGCAGGTTGCGGTGTTTTCCCTTTTTTCTTGCTCATCAGTAAAACTCCAGAATGGTGGATGTCAGCGGGGTGCTGATACCGGCGGTGAGTGGCTCATTTAACAGGGCGTGCATGGTCGCCCAGGCGAGGTCGGCGTGGCTGGCTTCCTCGCTGCGGCTGGCCTCATAGGTGGCGCTGCGTCCGCTGCTGGTCATGGTCTTGCGGATAGCCATGAACGAGCTGGTGATGTCGGTGGCGCTGACGTCATATTCCAGACAGCCACGGCGGATAACGTCTTTTGCCTTGAGCACCATTGCGGTTTTCATTTCCGGCGTGTAGCGGATATCGCGCGCGGCGGGATAGAACGAGCGCACGAGCTGGAACACGCCGACACCGAGGCCGGTGGCATCAATTCCGATGTATTCGACGTTGTATTTTTCGGTGAGTTTGCGGATGGATTCCGCCTGAGTGGCAAAGTCCATGCCTTTCCACTGGTGACGCTCAAGTATTCTGAATTTGCCACCGGCCACCACCGGCGGTGCCAGTACCACGCATCCGGCGCTGTCGCCACGGTGTGACGGGTCGTAACCAATCCAGACCGGGCGGGAGCCGAACGGATTGGCGGCAAACGGCGCATAGTCTTCCCATTCTTCCAGCGTGTCGACCATGCAGCGTTGCAGCTCCTCGAACGGGAACACCGACGCCTTGTCGTCAACAAATTCACACATGAACAGGTTTTTAAAATCGTCGGCGCTGTTTTCACGTTTGAGCTGCTCAATGTCGAACAGCGTGCAGCCGCCTTTCAGGGCGTCCTCAATGGTGACAATCTGCCGCCACTGGCCGTCCGCACAGAGAAGACCTCCGGCAAGGGCGTTATGACTGACGTCGATTTCCACGCGTTCGGCGGCGCTGGCGCGTCCCCGGTTAAACAGTTCACCCGACCAGAACGGGTAGGCGTCGTGCGCCAGCGTGGACGGGGTGGAGAAATAGGTCGAGCGCAGGTGGCTCTGTGAGGCCATACCTGATGCCACCTTACGCAGTACCTGAAAATTCGGGATCCAGAAAATCTCGTCGACGTACAGGTCGCCGTTATGGCTCTGCGCGGTGTTGGAGTTGGTGCCGAGAAAAATCAGTTTTGCGCCGTTATTGCCCAGGACAATCGGGTCACCGGTCAGGTCAACGTCAACCAGACGGGCAAAGGCGATGATGTATTCGCGGAACACATACGCCTGCGTTTTACTGGCCGACAGAAAAATCTGGTTATGGCCGGTTTTCAGGGCGCGCAGCAGCGCCTCGCGGGAAAAATAAAACGTTGCGCCAATCTGGCGGGATTTCAGGATATCGCGGATGCGGTGCTCAAGCCCGGCGCGATACCAGTGCAACTGATATTCGAAAGACTGCTCAAAGAAAATCTGCTCCAGCTTTTCGATGGCCTCGTCACTGAAAAAATTCTTTTTCGGTTTGCGCCGCCCGCCTTTGTTGCGGTTAGCGACGTTCGGATTAAGGTCTGCCTCGTTGCCGGTCTGACTGTAACGGTTTACCCGTGCCAGTCGTTCAATCTGGCGTCCGAGCAGGTCAATTTCCTTGAAGTCACCGCCGGTTTTCTGCGGTTTGATGATGAGCTGGGTCAGCCGCGCTTCCAGACTCATTTCGACACGGCTGATGGGGGCAACGCTGTCCCAGCCGTCGCGCTGTTTCCAGCTCTGCACCGTCGGGCGTTTCATCTGCAACATGGCGGCAATCTGCGGCACGGAAAATCCCTGCCAGTACAGCAGCGCCGCCTGACGACGCGGGTCGTGTAAAAGAGTGGTGTCTGTGGTGATGGTCATGAATACCTCGCCGTGATGAATACACGGCAAGGCTACTGAGTCGCGCCCCGCGATTCGCTAAGGTGCTGTTGTGTCAGTGATAAGCCATCCGGGACTGATGGCGGAGGATGCGCATCGTCGGGAAACTGATGCCGACATGTGACTCCTCTAATCACTATTCAGGACTCCTGACAATGGCAAAAAAAGTCTCAAAATTCTTTCGTATCGGCGTTGAGGGTGACACCTGTGACGGGCGTGTCATCAGTGCGCAGGATATTCAGGAAATGGCCGAAACCTTTGACCCGCGAGTCTATGGTTGCCGCATTAACCTGGAACATCTGCGCGGCGTCCTGCCTGACGGTATTTTTAAGCGTTATGGCGATGTGGTCGAACTGAAGGCCGAAAAGATTGACGATGATTCGGCGCTGAAAGGCAAATGGGCGCTGTTTGCGAAAATCACCCCGACCGATGACCTTATCGCGATGAACAAGGCCGCGCAGAAGGTCTATACCTCAATGGAAATTCAGCCGAACTTTGCCAATACCGGCAAATGTTATCTGGTGGGTCTGGCCGTCACCGATGACCCGGCAAGCCTCGGCACGGAATACCTGGAATTCTGCCGCACGGCAAAACACAACCCCCTGAACCGCTTCAAATTAAGCCCTGAAAACCTGATTTCAGTGGCAACGCCCGTTGAGCTGGAATTTGAAGACCTGCCTGAAACCGTGTTCACCGCCCTGACCGAAAAGGTGAAATCCATTTTTGGCCGCAAACAGGCCAGCGATGACGCCCGTCTGAATGACGTGCATGAAGCGGTGACCGCTGTTGCTGAACATGTGCAGGAAAAACTGAGCGCCACTGAGCAGCGCCTCGCTGAGATGGAAACCGCTTTTTCCGCACTTAAGCAGGATGTGACTGACAGGGCGGATGAAACCAGCCAGGCATTCACCCGCCTGAAAAACAGTCTCGACCACACCGAAAGTCTGACCCAGCAGCGCCGCAGCAAGGCCACCGGTGGTGGCGGTGACGCCCTGATGACGAACTGCTGACCGGCGTCAGTCAGTCCGGGAAAACCTTCACGATTAACCCTTAATTTCAGGAAAAACTATGCGCCAGGAAACCCGCTTTAAATTTAATGCCTACCTGTCCCGTGTTGCCGAACTGAACGGCATCGACGCCGGTGATGTGTCGAAAAAATTCACCGTTGAACCGTCGGTCACCCAGACCCTGATGAACACCATGCAGGAGTCCTCTGACTTTCTGACCCGCATCAACATTGTGCCGGTCAGCGAAATGAAAGGGGAAAAAATTGGCATCGGTGTCACCGGCTCCATCGCCAGCACCACCGACACCGCCGGTGGCACCGAGCGTCAGCCGAAGGACTTCTCGAAGCTGGCGTCAAACAAGTACGAATGCGACCAGATTAACTTCGATTTTTATATCCGCTACAAAACGCTGGACCTGTGGGCGCGTTATCAGGATTTCCAGCTCCGTGTCCGTAACGCCATTATCAAACGCCAGTCCCTTGATTTAATCATGGCCGGTTTTAACGGCGTGAGGCGTGCCGAAACCTCTGACCGCAGCAGCAATCCGATGCTGCAGGATGTGGCGGTCGGCTGGCTGCAGAAATACCGCAATGAAGCCCCGGCGCGCGTGATGAGTAAGGTCACTGACGAGGAAGGCCGCACCACCTCTGAGGTTATCCGCGTGGGTAAGGGCGGTGATTATGCCAGCCTTGATGCACTGGTGATGGATGCGACCAACAACCTGATTGAGCCGTGGTATCAGGAAGACCCTGACCTTGTGGTGATTGTGGGGCGTCAGCTACTGGCGGACAAGTATTTTCCCATCGTCAACAAGGAGCAGGACAACAGCGAAATGCTGGCCGCTGACGTCATCATCAGCCAGAAACGCATCGGTAACCTGCCGGCGGTACGCGTCCCGTACTTCCCGGCGGATGCGATGCTCATCACAAAGCTGGAAAACCTGTCCATCTACTACATGGATGACAGCCATCGCCGCGTGATTGAGGAAAACCCGAAACTCGACCGCGTGGAGAACTACGAGTCAATGAACATTGATTACGTGGTGGAAGACTACGCCGCCGGTTGTCTGGTGGAAAAAATTAAGGTCGGTGATTTCTCCACACTGGCTAAAGCGACCGCAGAGCCGGGAGCGTAACCGATGACGAGTCCCGCACAGCGCCACATGATGCGGGTCTCGGCAGCGATGACCGCGCAGCGGGAAGCCGCCCCGCTGCGACATGCAACTGTCTATGAGCAGATGCTGGTCAAGCTGGCCGCAGACCAGCGCACACTGAAAGCGATTTATTCAAAAGAGCTGAAGGCCGCGAAAAAGCGCGAACTGCTGCCGTTCTGGTTGCCGTGGGTGAACGGCGTGCTGGAGCAGGGCAAAGGTGCACAGGATGACATTCTGATGACGGTCATGCTGTGGCGTCTGGATACCGGCGATATTGCCGGTGCGCTGGAGATTGCCCGTTATGCCCTGAAGTACGGTCTGACCATGCCGGGTAAACACCGCCGCACCCCGCCGTACATGTTCACCGAGGAGGTGGCGCTCGCGGCCATGCGCGCTCACGCTGCCGGTGATTCTGTGGATACCCGCCTGCTGACGGACACCCTCGAACTGACCGCCACGGCTGACATGCCTGATGAAGTACGCGCAAAGCTGCACAAAATCACCGGTCTGTTTCTGCGTGACGCTGGTGATGCCGCCGGTGCGCTGGCTCACCTGCAACGTGCGACACAGCTCGACTGTCAGGCAGGCGTCAAAAAAGAGATTGAACGACTGGAGCGGGAGCTGAAACCGAAGCCGGAGCCGCAGCTAAAAGCGGCCACCCGCGCCCCGCGTAAGACCCGGAGTGCGACACCGGCAAAACGTGGACGCCCGAAAAAGAAAGCCAGTTAACAACCGAATGCGCCCCGCGCCAGGGCGGCACGCCGGTCAGTGAGGGTGAATCACCTGACACTGCACCGGCGTCCACCGCCCGACTTTTCAGAGGTAGTCATGATGACGCTGATTATTCCGCGAAAGGAGGCTCCTGTATCCGGTGAGGGTACGGTGGTCATCCCGCAACCGGCAGGCGACGAGCCGGTGATTAAAAACACGTTCTTTTTTCCCGATATCGACCCGAAGCGCGTCCGGGAACGTATGCGCCTTGAGCAGAGCGTCGCCCCCGCCCGTCTGCGTGAGGCCATCAAGTCAGGCATGGCTGAAACGAATGCGGAGCTGTACGAGTACCGCGAACAGAAAATTGCTGCCGGTTTTACGCGTCTGGCGGACGTCCCGGCGGACGACATCGACGGTGAAAGCATCAAAGTTTTTTACTACGAGCGCGCCGTGTGTGCGATGGCGACCGCGTCACTTTATGAACGTTATCGCGGTGTGGATGCCAGTGCGAAAGGCGACAAGAAGGCCGACAGCATTGACAGCACCATTGATGAGCTGTGGCGGGATATGCGCTGGGCAGTGGCGCGCATCCAGGACAAGCCGCGCTGCATCGTGAGTCAAATCTGATGAAGACCTTTGCGCTACAGGGCGACACGCTCGACGCCATTTGTGTCCGGTATTACGGGCGCACTGAGGGCGTGGTCGAAGCCGTGCTCGCCGCAAATCCGGGACTGGCTGAACTGGGCGCGGTGCTGCCGCACGGCACCGCCGTCGAACTGCCCGACGTTCAGACCGCGCCCGTGGCTGAAACTGTCAATCTGTGGGAGTAACGCATGACAGCAGAAGAAAAAAGCGTCCTGTCGCTTTTCATGATTGGGGTGCTGATTGTTGTCGGCAAGGTGCTTGCCGGTGGTGAACCCATCACCCCGCGTCTGTTTATCGGGCGCATGTTGCTCGGTGGTTTTGTCTCGATGGTTGCCGGTGTTGTTCTGGTGCAGTTTCCTGACCTGTCACTGCCTGCGGTGTGCGGCATCGGCTCCATGCTGGGTATCGCCGGTTATCAGGTGATTGAGATTGCCATTCAGCGCCGCTTTAAGGGCAGGGGGAAACCGTAATGCCGGTTATTAACACGCATCAGAATATCGCCGCCTTTCTCGACATGCTGGCCGTGTCCGAAGGGACGGCGAACCATCCGCTGACGAAAAACCGGGGCTATGACGTGATAGTCACCGGACTGGACGGAAAGCCGGAAATTTTCACCGACTACAGTGACCACCCGTTCGCACATGGTCGACCAGCGAAGGTGTTTAACCGTCGCGGTGAAAAATCCACGGCCTCCGGTCGCTATCAGCAGCTTTACCTGTTCTGGCCGCATTACCGCAAACAACTTGCCCTGCCGGATTTCAGTCCGTTGTCACAGGACAGACTTGCCATTCAGTTGATCCGCGAACGCGGTGCACTGGATGACATCCGGGCGGGACGCATTGAGCGCGCCATTTCACGCTGTCGCAATATCTGGGCGTCCCTGCCGGGAGCCGGTTACGGTCAGCGTGAGCATTCACTGGAAAAACTGGTCACCGTCTGGCGTACCGCTGGCGGCGTACCGGCTTAAACGGAGTAAACACCATGAAGAAATTATCCCTTTCACTGATGCTGAACGTGTCGCTGGCGCTGATGCTGGCACTGTCCCTGATTTACCCGCAGAGCGTGGCCGTCAGTTTTGTTGCCACCTGGGCGATTCTGGCGACGGTTATCTGTGTGGTTGCCGGTGGTGTCGGTGTGTATGCCACTGAGTATGTGCTGGAACGCTACGGGCGGGAGCTGCCGCCGGAATCGCTGGCCGTGAAGATTGTCACGTCGCTGTTTTTGCAGCCGGTGCCGTGGTGCAGACGGGCGGCGGCTCTGGTGGTGATGGTGGCGACGTTTATCTCGCTGGTCGCTGCCGGGTGGATTTTTACTGCGCTGATTTATCTTGTGGCGTCGCTGTTTTTCCGGCTGATACGTACGGCCTGCCGTCAGCGTTTTGAGGGGCGGGAACCATGTCAAAGCTGATGACTGTGCTGGTTGTGTTGTTATCACTGGCGGTGGCCGGTCTGTTTCTGGTGAAACATAAAAATGTCAGCCTGCGCGCCTCGCTGGACAGGGCGAACAACGTCGCCAGTGAACAGCAGACGACTATCACCATGCTGAAAAATCAGCTTCATGTTGCGCTCACCAGGGCAGACAAAAACGAGCTGGCGCAGGTGGCTCTGCGTCAGGAACTGGAGAACGCCGCGAAGCGTGAAGCACAGCGCGAGAAAACCATCACGAGATTACTCAATGAAAACGAAGATTTTCGCCGCTGGTACGGTGCTGACCTGCCTGATGCTGTGCGCCGGTTGCACCAGCGCCCCGCCTGCACTGACGCCAGTGATTGTCGCCAACGCCTGCCCGAAAGTGAGTCTTTGCCCGATGCCGGGCAGTGACCCGGAGACGAACGGCGATTTAAGTGCCGATATCCGGCAGCTTGAGAACGCGCTGGCACGCTGTGCCATCCAGGTAAAAATGATTAAACACTGTCAGGACGAAAACGATGCTCAAACCCGACAGCCTGCGCAGGGCGCTGACTGATGCCGTCACGGTGCTGAAAACTAACCCCGATATGCTGCGGATATTCGTGGATAACGGGAGTATTGCCTCCACACTGGCGGCGTCGCTGTCATTCGAAAAGCGTTACACGCTCAATGTGATTGTGACCGACTTTACCGGTGATTTTGACCTGCTCATTGTGCCGGTGCTGGCGTGGCTGCGGGAAAATCAGCCCGACATCATGACCACCGACGAAGGCCAGAAAAAGGGCTTCACGTTTTATGCAGACATCAACAATGACAGCAGCTTTGATATCAGTATCAGCCTGATGCTGACCGAGCGCACGCTGGTCAGTGAGGTGGACGGCGCACTGCATGTGAAGAATATCCCGGAACCTCCGCCGCCGGAGCCGGTCACCCGCCCGGTGGAGCTTTATATCAATGGCGAACTGGTGAGCAAGTGGGATGAATGAGTTTAAGCGTTTTGAAGACCGGCTGACCGGACTGATTGAATCGCTGTCACCGTCAGGGCGTCGGCGACTGAGCGCCGAACTGGCGAAACGTCTGCGGCAGAGTCAGCAGCGTCGGGTGATGGCACAGAAAGCCCCGGACGGCACACCCTACGCGCCACGCCAGCAGCAGAGCGCCAGAAAAAAGACCGGTCGCGTTAAGCGAAAAATGTTTGCGAAACTTATCACCAGTCGTTTTTTGCATATCCGCGCCAGCCCGGAACAGGCATCAATGGAGTTTTACGGCGGGAAGTCACCGAAAATCGCCAGTGTGCATCAGTTCGGTCTGTCGGAAGAAACTCGGAAAGACGGTAAGAAAATTGATTATCCGGCGCGTCCTCTGCTCGGCTTTACCGGTGAGGATGTGCAGATGATTGAAGAGATTATTCTGGCTCACCTCGACCGTTAGTTGTGCCATTTCTTGCGCCTTATTGATGAAATATCGCCATTATCCTCTTGCGGCATCCTTTTTATATTTCAACTAAATGAACTTTAATTGTAACTTGAAAATGTGCAGTGGATGAGAGTTATAAGGACTCATCGAAGGTAGTCGCTTTATTATATAAGGCCACGATAAAATATCGTGGCCAAGGTGTCTTATGTTTGTGAGCTAATTAGATTGTTATCTGGTCAAATAAGTGAGGGTACTCTCTTCAGGTATTAGTTGGATATCTCCACCCCAGACGTCCATTATGTTTTTTCTTGCTTCCCAATATTCTGGATATGTGTTTTGATGAGCATTGTGGATACAAGCTAAAAGCCAGTGCTGGTATTTAAGAGTTGTGTATTGGTATTCCTCTATTATCGGCAAGATGAATAAATTTTTTTGTTCTGTTGACTTCAGGTATTCTTTTGATTTACCAGAGAGTCGGTCATTCTCCAGTATGGTTTCAATCTTAAATGCAAATCCGTGTATGTTTATTTTTTTCTGGAGGTGCATAAATGATGATATTAATGGGGAGATCATTTTTTGATGAGTTAGGATGTTTCTTAAATCTTCCATTAATTTTATGATTGGATTTTTTAAAAATTCTTCATTGATGATTTCTCTGGATTTATTGGTAATGTCATCAATATTTAATACATTGATTTTATGTAGATTTCGCGTTGAATCTCTAAATGATAATGCTGAGGAGATATAGTTGAGAAAATGTCTTGATATATTTATGTGCTCTTTTTTTAATTCATTTCTATTAAGTGAGTAGTGGAATACAATTTCAGGAGAGTTGAATTTGCTTAATTCACTTTGAATTACCTCATAATTGGCAATGTGTATATGTCCAAGTAAATTGGTGTCGGAAATTTTTAAATATTCTTTATGGGCGATGGTGTCTTTTTGTTTTTCCCAGATTTGATATTTATCCCTGCTTCGGCTCCTTCTTGGTTGTGCCGAAAATGATACAACGGGTTGCAATAGTTTTTCGAGCATATGTTCCCCATTATTGTCATATGAGCACATTATCAAGTATTCAGGAACTCGCGCGCGCACTGCGCAACATGATTCGCACCGGCATTATCGTCGAAACCGACCTTAACGCCGGTCGCTGCCGTGTGCAGACCGGCGGCATGTGTACCGACTGGCTTCAGTGGCTGACCCATCGCGCCGGACGTTCGCGCACATGGTGGGCACCTTCCGTGGGGGAGCAGGTGCTGATTCTGGCCGTGGGCGGTGAACTCGACACGGCGTTCGTTCTGCCGGGGATTTATTCCAGTGATAACCCCGCGCCGTCTGCGTCGGAGGATGCCCTGCATATCCGTTTCCCTGACGGGGCGGTGATTGAGTATGAACCCGAAACCAGTGCACTCACGGTAAGCGGAATTAAAACGGCCAGCGTGACGGCTTCTGATTCTGTTACTGCCACGGTGCCGGTGGTCACGGTGAAAGCATCAACCCGCGTCACCCTGGACACACCGGAAGTGGTCTGCACTAACAAACTGACTACCGGCACGCTGGAAGTGCAGAAGGGCGGGACGATGCGCGGCAACATCGCGCATACCGGCGGTGAACTCTCATCAAACGGTAAGGTACTGCATACCCATAAACACCCCGGCGACAGCGGCGGCACAACCGGGAGTCCTCTATGACAGCGCGTTATCTCGGAATGAATCGCAGTGATGGCCTGACTGTCACTGACCTTGAGCATATCAGCCAGAGTATCGGCGATATCCTGCGCACACCGGTCGGCTCACGGGTGATGCGTCGTGATTACGGCTCGTTGCTGGCGTCAATGATTGACCAGCCGCAGACCCCGGCGCTTGAGTTGCAGATTAAGGTCGCCTGTTACATGGCGGTGCTGAAATGGGAACCCCGCGTCACCCTGTCATCCGTCACCACGGCGCGCAGTTTTGACGGGCGAATGACGGTCACGTTAACCGGTCAGCACAACGACACCGGCCAGCCACTTTCGTTAACCATCCCTGTGAGTTGAAACCATGCCGATTATCGACCTGAACCAGCTACCCGCACCGGATGTGGTCGAGGAGCTGGACTTTGAAACCATTCTTGCCGAACGCAAGGCGACACTGATTTCCCTTTACCCGGAAGACCAGCAGGAGGCGGTCGCCCGTACCCTGACGCTGGAATCTGAGCCTCTCGTCAAACTGCTGGAGGAAAATGCTTATCGTGAGCTTATCTGGCGTCAGCGTGTGAATGAGGCCGCACGGGCGGTAATGCTGGCCTGTGCCGCCGGTAATGATCTTGATGTGATTGGTGCTAATTACAACACCACGCGCCTGATTATCACCCCGGAAGATGATTCGACCATCCCGCCGACACCGGCAGTGATGGAATCTGACACGGATTATCGTCTGCGTATTCAGCAGGCGTTTGAAGGTTTAAGCGTCGCCGGGTCGGTGGGTGCCTATCAGTATCATGGTCGCAGTGCCGACGGGCGTGTCGCGGATATTTCTGTAACCAGTCCGTCTCCGGCCTGCGTCACCATCTCTGTGCTGTCACGTGAAAATAACGGTGTTGCATCCGAAGACCTGCTGGCCGTGGTGCGTAACGCCCTTAATGGCGAGGACGTCAGGCCGGTGGCCGACCGCGTGACCGTGCAGTCTGCCGCCATCGTTGAATACCAGATAAACGCCACGCTTTACCTTTACCCTGGTCCCGAAAGCGAACCCATACGCGCTGCCGCCGTGAAAAAACTGGAAGCGTACATCACGGCACAGCACCGGCTGGGGCGCGACATCCGTCTGTCTGCCATTTATGCCGCTTTGCATGTGGAAGGCGTGCAGCGTGTCGAACTGGCTGCACCACTGGCTGACATCGTGCTTGACAGTACGCAGGCGTCTTTCTGTACCGAATACAGCGTCGTGACCGGAGGCTCGGATGAGTGATTCGCGACTGCTGCCAACCGGCTCATCGCCGCTTGAAGTTGCCGCCGCAAAAGCCTGTGCGGAAATTGAAAAAACACCGGTCAGTATTCGTGAGCTGTGGAACCCGGACACCTGCCCGGCAAATCTGCTGCCGTGGCTGGCGTGGTCATTTTCGGTTGACCGCTGGGATGATAAGTGGCCGGAAGCGACAAAACGCGCTGTTATCCGCGATGCGTATTTCATTCACTGCCATAAGGGCACTATTGGTGCGATTCGCCGTGTGGTGGAGCCGCTCGGCTATCTGATTGAGGTGAGGGAGTGGTGGCAGCTCAACGAGGAGCCGGGGACGTTCCGTATCGTTGTTGGTGTGCTTGAGCAGGGTATTACCGAAGAAATGTATCAGGAGCTGGAGCGTCTTGTTGCTGATGCAAAACCGGCAAGCCGCCATCTGACGGGACTGGCTATCAGCTTAAGTACAACCGGCAACATTTTTGCCGGTGCGGGATGCTATCACGGCGACGCCCTGACGGTTTATCCCTACACCCCGGAGGCCATTATTGTCGGAGGGGATTATTTCCCGGCCTCGGTCATTCATTTAATTGATAACCTGAGAGTAAACGCATGACAGTGAAATACTACGCCATTCTGACTAATCAGGGCGCAGCACGGCTGGCTAACGCGACGATGCTCGGCAGTAAGCTGAATCTGACGCAAATGGCCGTTGGTGATGCGAATGGTGTCTTGCCGACACCAGACCCGGCACAGACAAAACTGATTAATCAGAAACGCATTGCACCGCTGAATCTTCTGAGAGTTGACCCGAACAACCAGAGCCAGATTATTGCGGAGCAAATCATCCCTGAGAACGAGGGCGGATTCTGGATCCGTGAGATTGGACTTTATGATGATGAAGGCGTACTCATTGCGGTGGCGAACTGCCCGGAAACGTACAAACCGCAGTTGCAGGAAGGCAGCGGTCGTACCCAGACTATCCGCATGATTCTGGTTGTCACGAATACCGAAGCCATCACGCTGAAAATCGACCCGTCGGTGGTACTGGCGACCCGTAAATACGTGGATGATGAAGTTCTGGAATTAAAGCTGTATGTGGATGACCAGATGAGAAACCACATTGCCGCACAGGATCCTCATACCCAGTATGCACAGAAACATAATCCGACATTTACCGGAGAACCAAAAGCGCCGACGCCTGCCGCAGGAAATAACACCACGCGGATTGCGACCACTGAGTTTGTTCAGGCCGCTATTACCGCTCTGATTAACGGTGCGCCAGCCACGCTGGACACACTGAAAGAAATTGCCGCAGCCATTAACAATGACCCGAAATTCAGCACCACCATTAACAATGCGCTGGCACTGAAAGCTCCGCTGTCGAGTCCCGCACTTACCGGAACGCCAACAGCACCTACTGCGGCACAGTCGGTCAACAATACACAGATTGCCACCACGGCTTTTGTGAAATCAGCAATTGCGGCAATGGTGGGTTCTGCCCCTGCGGCACTGGATACACTGAATGAACTGGCGGCGGCGCTGGGGAATGACCCGAACTTTGCCACGACAATGCTTAATGCGCTGGCAGGTAAACAACCGCTGGACAATACGCTGACTAATTTGAGTGGAAAGGATGTAGCTGGTCTTCTCGCATACCTTGGTTTGGGAGAAGCGGCCAAATTGCCTGCGATTAGTGGCTCTTTATCATCATCTGGCTGGATAAAAATCCCTGTTATAGAGGGGAAGTCTTTTATTATCCAATGGGGAAGAATCGGACCTTCTGATAGTAAAACTGGTGTTGCAACAGGAAGTTATCCTATTGCTTTTCCAAATTCTGCATTTATGGCATTTATTGCTGAAAAAACCGCAGTATCCACAGGCCCAATAGGTATTAATTCCTGGGGAGTGTCCGAACTAACAAAAACAGAATTAAAGGCCATTTGTGCTGCAAGGACTATATCAACTTCAGCCGCAACTGAAACAGGTGATTTTCTGGTACTGGGATATTGAGCTTCCATAAGGATTATAAAATGTCGAGCATAATATACTACAGCTCTATAAATAATGCATTTTACCCTGAGCATTTGAAACAAGAATATATTAAATCTAATTCTTTTCCAGCAGATGCAAAACCCGTTAAATATTCTGTTTTCGAAGAATTTGCACTTAAACCAGCACCAGAAGGAAAATACAGGTGCGTTGGTGAAGATGGAATGCCATCATGGGCAGATATTCCACCACCAACACATGAGGAACAGATTGCCGCAGCCGAATTGAAAAAGCAGCAATTGATTAACCAGGTCAACGAATACATGAACAGTAAACAATGGCCCGGTAAAGCGGCTATTGGTCGTCTGAAAGGTGAGGAACTGGCGCAATATAATTTGTGGCTGGATTATCTGGACGCACTGGAACTGGTTGATACCTCCAGTGCTCCAGATATTGAATGGCCTACGCCTCCGGCAGTTCAGGCCAGATGACATCCGGCGC